TTGCAACCTTAACTCTTCTGTAATACTGGTTAGTATTAGCAGTGAGGGTTTGACCATCTGGAGTACCACCAGCGATACCGTTGGTGTTAGTGGTCGAAACGAATGGATTGCTGACCATGCCGTAACGTGTCTTAAAGCCAATCTTAGGCTGGAAGGTGTCAGGGTTGATCGAACGAACCATTTGGAGGGGAACGTATGGGCAGTAGAAGAGACCTGCATCATAAGGTGAGGTGCCCTTATAACCCATAACGTAGTAGTGCTTAGCAGCCTGACCTTGTGAGTAGACAGGAGCACCGAATGGATCGATGTAGACGCGGATGCCACCTTGGAGAACACCTGCGAAGACGTTACCAGTGTCGTCAACGTTGAGTGAGGTGTTGAGAGCAGGAGCGTAATCGAGCATACCAGCCATCGACATAGCAGAAGCAACGTCTGCAGAGCAGATCATAAAGTTGCCCTTGCCACGGCGGGTTAGTTGACCGATTGCGTTTGCATCACGCTGGATTTGGAATAGAAGACCCTTGAACTTCTCTGCCATCCAACGACCGTTTGAGTCGATGTCAAGGTCGAAAGTACCTTGAGTAGCAACGTCTTGCTGAGCACCAGGAAGTGCAACAGTGTAGACGGTACGGATGATCTCACGGTTGATCTCAGCGAGGATCTCGCTTGAGAGGATGTTAGCAAGTTCTTGCTCGGCATCAAGACCATGGATTGCCTTGAGGTCTTGTGCTAGTTCTAGGGTGTACTCTGCCTTGAGTGCTCTAGTCTTAGCAGTTACCGAGGTCTTTTCGATGCTGAATGCCATCTCACGGAAGAGATTGCCAGCTTCGCCAAGAACTTCAGAGTTCTCACGGGTTAGACTAGTGGTGCCGCGCTCGTAGGTGCCAGGTGTGCCATCGTTGAGAACAGCAGGGTTGTTGCCCTCAGCATCGCCACCAACTCCACCAGGAGTACGGACGTTGTATGCACCAGCAGATGCGTCAGAACCGCCAGAGAATCCAGCGTCTGGCTCGTAGTATAGAGCCTCAGCGCCGCCTTGGTTCTCGTAACGAGCACGCATTGCGAAGATAAGACCAGTAGGACCGCTCATTGGTTGAACGCCAGCGATGTCATAAGCGACAAGGTTAGGCATTGAACGGCGGATTAGGCTGATTAGGATAGGATCGAAACCAGCGAGACCAGCAGTGTTGGTCGATGATAGTGCTGAGCCAGCAGGTGCTACTACACTCGAACCGAGTGAGTTAACTGCAACCTCGTTAAGCATACCGTACTCTTCACGTACTGCACGCTCTTGGTTTTCTAGCAGGGTAGCGACAACCTGTTTACGATATGCATCCTTGATTTCAGGAAGACCACCGTGATTAAGAACAGGTGACCACTTTTCCTGCAACTGTCTTGTGTCTGACATTTGCTTTTTACTCCTATGAGTTGTGTGGTTTGTTACAATTATTTAGTATAATCAGTTGCTCCAACGGGAAAGAGCCTGTAGGTATGCCGCCATTGCTGGGGAATGCTCTGCAGATGTCTCTTCGCCAGAAACTTCAGGGGTTGCTTGCTCAGTTACTACATGCTTAGGGAAGTAACTTGAGATGAGGGTGGAAACTTTGCCACGGAAGTCTTCTTCCGAAACAAACTCTACGCCTTCAGCAAGAGAAACAAGCTTTTCTCTTTGGGTATCGACTAGACCTTCGCTCATCTGAGAAAGAATCACAGTCTTTTGATAACCAAAAAGTTTATTATTAAGTTCAATATTACGCTCAATCTGTTCGTTTAAGCGACCTTCCATTTCACAAAGCTCCTCAGTCATTGCTTCAACAGCATCGACTTTCTCTTCTGGGAGATTGAGGTAGTTTTCTTCAAAAACTTTTTTGAGTCCACCCATGAACTCTTCAGCAATCTCAAGCTTGAGACCTGCATCGAGTGCAACTTGGTTTTCTTCGACCCAAGTGGTGATTGCATAGTTGAGTGTTTCGTCAACTTTCTCGGAGAGTTTTGCAATCTCTTCGGTGAGTTTGGCGGAGAACTGCTCTTCGAGTTTGGTAGCGATTGAAGTTACTTGCTCTTCAATACGTGTCTTGACAGCAGCTTCAAAGATTGTTGTTGCTTTTGCTTTGAAGTCTTCAGAGAACTCTTCACCTTCGGTGAGAGCAGCAACATCTTCCGCAGCAGAATACTCAATTTCTTCCATTCCAAATACTTTTACGTTATTTGGACCACCAGGAATCTGGTAACCAGATGACTTAACCGATGGAGCTGGATCTTGGTGCTTGCCGCGTGTCTGCTCATCGCTAACTTTGCTGTTATGCTTAGCAGCTTTTGCGCCAGGATTCGATTCCCCTTCTGGGTTTTCGAAATCCGAACCACCGTTGTCTTCTTCAGACTCTTGTGGAACAACTGATGTTGGAACTGATGGTGCTGGATCTTTACCACCACCGCGAGTTTGAGCATCACTTACGCCACCGCCAACGGGTTGCATAAACTGAGTGCCTGAAGATTGACCTGGAACGATTGAAGGAGAGAGCGCACTAGTGCCAACTTCTGACTCAGTTACAAGCTCCTCAAACTTTTCGTTTAAGTTATCTGACATTTGAGATTCCTCGTAATTCTACTATATGTTTATTCTATGATTATTTATGAAATTACAAACTTTGTAAGAAGTGGTTAAAAGCTTTTAACGACCTCTCCTCAATATTTTTTCTGGTAGATTCAGAAATATACTTATGATATTTAGCAACATTAACTTCTTTAATGATGCCGTTCTCCCAAACCCACTCTTTACCTTCCATAATTCCGTTAACAAATGCGTCAG